TTATCTATGACATCGCCAATAAATACAACCTCGTTGCAGTTATGTGTGTGGTATTGTTCTAGGCAAAATTCTAAATAGCCATCTAAACAGAAAGGCTCGTGTATATCGCCAATAACCAATATGTTATTAGTTTTGTTTTTGCGATAGTTTTGTAGTAGTAGTTCTTCATCAGGTTTTAATCGGTAACGATTATTTGGCATAGTGTTATTTTTTAATTTTCTCTAATCCCCTAGAGCCGAAGTATGCACCTATAACAGTAATTAAAACTATCTGTAACAAGTCCACCCATTTGTCCTCTACGACAAATTGAATTACTCCAGCATCTATAAATATAAGCAAAGTTGTTGAAACTACAAGCCAAGCTAAGACTAATGGTCTGATACTCTTAGATAGCCAACTATCACTTTGCATATCAGATTGCCAACGCTTAGTTACTTCTTGTTCTATAACTACTCTGTTTTCATTTAATATCTTTTCTAGTTCGTTCTTGAGTGTTAGTTTTTCTTCTTGCGAAGTTACAACCTCATCGACTATTTCAGACGCATCGCCTAAAAGTTTTGAAAATAAATTTGTTAATAAAGCCATATTGCATTAGGTTTATCATTATCTAAATCGCTGTGTATGAACGACTTACCTACACCAATTCTACGAAAACCAACCTTTATTAGTGCAGTAAGTATCTTTTGTCTATGGTCGCTATTAGTACAAGCTATATCAACTGCTAATCCTTTGATATGACTAGAGCCTACTCGACCACCTACATCTAAATTGTGTTTTGGTGTTCTATATCCACTTGTTATTTTAAAAGGTACACCAGCTATCTCTCTTGCTTCATCTAGCTTATGTAAGAAGTCTATGCACATCTTACCACCATCGCTAGTAGGTAATCCACTACCCTCTAATGTAGGACAATCAAATTCTTCAAAATCAAACCATTTTAACATTATTTTTGACTTTTAATAAATTCTAAAATTATATTAAGTTTTTCTTTAACCTCATTCATTTGTTCGTGTAGTACTTCGTGTCTTTTTTCAAAGCCTACTTTAACTTCTTTAATGCTAAAAAAAGCAAATTGATAAAGAACATATAAAGCACCCATCAGTAAAACTACTGACAAACCATAACCCTCTATTAATTTAAAAACTTCTTCCATTATTTACCTTGACCTCTGTAATTCTGTTTGTAGCCACTCTGTCCTTTAGATGCGTTTTTAGAGTGTCTATTTGGTCTTTTCTTCTTCGCTTTCTTGCGATATGTTCCACCTATTAGTTTAGCCATTATTTTCTTTTACGATATGATATATACTTGTCTATTGTATAGATAATTGATACACATAACAAAATGATTTGCAGTACTTGCTCAACATCTGTAAAGCTAATCATTAGCGTAACGCTATTTAATCCTAGTACATCTGCGTTTTGACTTATCAGACTTTTCATTTTCTTTCTTTGTTAAATAGCTTTTTAGCTTTGTTATATTTTCTTGCTTTATTTTATATGTCGAAACTCGCATCTAAGAAACTTCTAAGTGTTATTCTATTACTTTGCTCGTATCTATCCAATACTATACCACTAAAGTAAGTATCTTTTGTAGGTGCTAAATCCCCATTACTATTAGTGTTGTATTCAGGGAATAAATCGTTATTGTTACATAGATAATCTACTAACCTTGTTGCGTAGTATTCAGCAGTATTCTTAACTATCTCACGCATATACTTAATATCTTCAAGTGATGCTGGTGTAGATGTTTCTGAAATCTTACGCACTATATCCTTGTTCATTATTTTGTATGATAAAAAAGGTAAACACTCATACAAAGCATAGTGAATTAGTACAGGTTGTATATAATCATCAGTAAATGTTTGGTAGTTACCTGTAAGTGAACTAGCAGTTATATCTGCTTGTATCTTATCGTACAAGTCAGTACCTAACAACTGATGTATATGAATATCTTGTGCTACCTTAATGTATGGTAGCAATAACTCAACATCTACATTACCATTGATAGTAGTAGATTTTTTTATAGTGTCCTCACTTACAAATAATACTGCCATAGTTTAATATGTTGCTTTAGCTTTTTTTAGCTTTTTTATTTCTTGGTCGATAGTCTTAATGCTTTTACTAACTTCTTCTGCGTATGCTTTTATTTTACCTTGTGGTTCTACACCTAGTTCTTTAGTCATTTGTTCTATTTTCTGATAACTTGCGTTTGCTCTCAAATATGCTTTACCAGCTTCTTTATATATATCTATTGCTTTATTAATAGCATTAGTTATATTGACTGTTTGTAATATTGCGTTACTTTCTATATCATTAGCTTTACTAAACGCTTTTTCAAAGTCATCTACTATATTTAATTCTACCTTATGCGTGTCTAGTTCTATACCATTGAATAGTTTACCTAGTGCTATGTTTAATTCTTTATTGTTCATTTTAACTTAGTTTTTTATATTCTTGTAACATATTACTTATCAATTTATCTATATAAAAATATAACTTATCTAATTTTTTAAAATCAGGTATTTGTGCTGGTGCTATGTCAAGTTCTTTAGATACTCTATCGCCATCTTTCATATATGCCTTGTGTATGTTATCTGATTTAGATTTTAATTTTTTTAAATTAGATATATTTCTTGTAACAATTTTTTTTATTTGTTCTAAATCTTCTTCTGACTTATTAAGTGTTTTAGTTCCTATTTTATCTAATTCTTTTATATAATCTAAAAATATACTTAACTCTACCTTTTCAGACTTTAGGTTTAGTCTGTTTTGTTCTTCACTTAAATTCTTAAAGTAATTCATTTTATTATCCTTTTTTATTTTCTTATAAAACCTTTATCTGCTCTACGCTTTGGTGCGATAGCAACACTTCTTTCACTTTTCTTTTGTGGTTCAGGCTTAAATCCAGCACTTCTAGCTTTAGCAACACTTACAACCTTATCTGTATTAAGTGGTCTTTCGCCCATCTTAGTAACATATATTCTACGATACCATCTATGATGACAATTACCACCACCTTTATACAACCATATAGAGTAAGTATCTGCGCCACCAGCACCCCAACCTTTATTTACAGGCATTTTACCCATTCTTAGTATATCCTCTTTACGATATACTTTGTTAGCTGCTAACATCTTCTTGCAAAACTCTCTGCTATTGCCCTCTTCTTTTCTCTTTAAACCTTTATCTTCATTGTAGTAATATCTTACTCTGTAAAGGTTACCCTCTCTATCAGTACCATCTTGTTCAGATTTTGCTCTAGGTATTGCTCTACCTGTATTAGCTAACTCTAATTTCTCTAAGTTATACTCAAAATCAAAATCTTCGTGTTCGCCCTCTGCATCATCTTCATCTACTAACTCCCAATTCTCTAAATCCTCATCTTCACCAAACTCTGCTAAGAATTTATCTAACTCCGTATATTCAGCTAGGTTTTGTTCTTCAGCTACTGTTTCTTCTTCAACCTCTAATGGTGCATATCCTAATTCCTCTCTAATCTCATCTTGTGTAAGTACTTCTTTAAGCGTATCAGCATCAAACATAGAATTTAATGGCTTAACATCTTTTATGCTCAATGGTATGGTAACACCATTTACTGCTAAAAGTTTCTTAAAAGTCTTTAAAAGCTGATTTTGGAATGGTTTTACTACACTATTCATATATAACTCATATGCTTGTAGTAATTCGTTACGACCACCTAACTGCCCCTCTGTCTTAACCCCTAATAGCATAGGACTTGTTACCCTATGACCTATCATTATGTTTTGTACGCATAACTCATTGAGTACTGTATATTGCTTATCTGCATCAGATACTTGTATAGGTATAATTTCAGGCTTACTATTAGCATCATCACTAAACGTAAGTACAAATTTACCAGCATTATTAGAACCTGTAAACTTCTTAGCTATTTGTCTTTCTATCTGTACTCGTTCTTCTCTTGTTGGTACTCCGTTAGCGAAGTTAATAAAGTACGAGCCACTAAAACCATTAGTGATATTGTTTAAATGGAAGTCAGATGTTAAATTGTCTATCTGTATCCAATTCGTACTAGCTACATAATCAGGAGTGTGGTACAGTTCCATCGCTGGTGAATATAAACCACTATATAATAATTGGCTACCCTCACTTCTATCCATCATATTAAATGGTGCGATGTGTTTAGGTGCGTATTCTTTTTTACGATATTGTGTCCAATCTGTACTTAGGTAATAGCAAGGTACTTTACCATCTTCATTAGGTACACCTATTCTAACTTGCTCAACAGGTACGTGGTGTAGTTCAGCTATCTTAGTCTTATCTTTAGACCATATTACATTGATAGCGTATGCACCTTGTAGTTTTAAATCAAATGATAACTTAACAAATAATTCGTGTGCGCTTTCTGTACCATTAACTGCTGCTAAGAACTTCTTTAATGCTACATATTGCTCTAAATTGTCGCTATCTTCTACTATAAAGTCCTCACCAGCTATCATAGATGCAGTAGCGTTGATAATCGCACTATTGGTAGCACTATTGTTATATAAATCTATTAGGTACTGTGGGTAGTTGTTTTTGTACTCACCATCACCATACCCAATCCAATCAGCACCATTAAGTTCAATGCTTTTAGGTTGTACTTCGTTTGTTAGATTTATATTTATTAGTCTTTCTTTCATTAGAATTTGTATAAGTTATAGTCTAAACCCATAAATGAGTGTACTCCGTCATCTTCTATGTTTACAGAGTATGTTTTCCAACCTCTAGGGTGGTCATATTCTAGTACCTCTGCTTCTGCATCTTTAGGCTCTAAGCCTTTCCATAACACATCTACGTGGTATTTGTCAGATAGTACAGGTGCTTTAGTTTGTTCGCCACTTTCGTTATACTCGCCTTGCTCTAAAACGATATAGCCTAGTCTTACGATAATATGATTGTGCGATGGTACTACATCACCTAATTCAGTTGTTCTTGTACCTAAAGCGTTTATTTTGCTATCTGCTTGTACGCTATCATCAAACTCGTATTTACCTATCTTCTTCATTAGCTTGTTAAATTTTCTAATTCTGTATCACTTAAAGCCTCATTAAATACTGCTAGTGCTTTGCATTTGCCTCTAAAATAATTAGAATTTGCACCACTACCAAACTCTAAATTATTTAAGGTTGTTGCAGAATAATCAAAAACAAAATTATTGAAATTAGAGTTGGTTATTTCGCTACCATTTACAAAAAGTTTATTTTCTCCACTTTTATATTGAATTGCTATTTTATTAAATGAAGCAGTATCTACGCCTACTTGTGATTGGTCTAAAGCACGTAAACTTGCAGTTTTAGTAACTTCTGTGTCATCTTTTAGTAGCACTTGTACATCTCCACTACCATCAGTAAAAATTAAAATTCTATTATCAGTAGTCCCATCACTTATAGCAATTTGATTATCTGCTTCTTTATCATCTTCTGATAACATAGCTATCTCTGCATATAACACACCCTCTGTTGAGTTTATTAATGTACTATTACCACTACCTGTTAGTGTTTCTGTTGCTCTTGTAACACCTACTGCTGTTCCGTGATTTGGTATGTACGATGTACT